CATTACCCAGCCCTATCAGGTGCGGTCATTAATCGGCCTGCTCATCTAGCGGTTTTTCAACGCTGCGGACAATCAACCCGTCTTTGTCGCGCTCGGTAACCGTGCGCTCCACGGCCCCGCGTTGATTGACGGTCACATCGACATTTGCAGGCTCAACAATCACCGCGCCCTCTGCAAACTGCACCGGGCTTTCAACGCGTACCGCACCTTCCGCGATGGTTACCGGGCTGTCAACGCGTACTGCGCCTTCGTTGATATTTACTGTTACATCCGCAGGGCTGACGTTGATCACATGCGCGGGCCTTGCTTCCTCCCTCCGATTTAGCTCTTCGCGGAGATCAAAAAATGCTTTAGATTTCATCTCATCTTCCGGAACCGGCACTGTGCCGGTGATGTTCGCAGGAGTTCTTAGCTTGTCGCTAGCTGGGTCTGCGTCCGGGTTCAAATCCATTAGCGCCCGCCCTTCGTTCGGATGAATCAACCCGCCGTTTACATCGGCGAGAATCATCGCATGCTTCTCCGTCATCGACCCGCGAAGCAGACCCTCGTCAACGAAATTAGAATACAGCCCATCGTCGCGATCCGCATCAGTCAGCAGGTTCGCGTCAATCGACTGCTCCAACATCGTGTAATCCGGGCTTAGCGTATGCACGACATGGGCCAGGAACATCTGTTCTGCGCTGGCATATGTCGTGTTTTTTGATTCTGCAAAAATCAGAATCGGATTTACGTTGAAATGTCTGCAAACCTCCTCAACCTGAAATTTCCGCGTCTCGAGGTGCTGCGAATCAACGCCGGTCATCTGAGTACTTAACCATTTCGCGCTGCGGTCCATAAGCATCGCGCTGCCGGCGTTATCCGGCCCGGCGTAGTTGTCGTCGATCCACTTTTTCAGCGACTTGTATTGGTCATCCTTCAGCGTTCCTTCAACCGAGTATGTCCCGGACGGCCGGACGCCTCGCTTGTGCATCCTCGCCTGCGATTCCTCAGTCGCCATCGACAACCCGATGGCCTCGCGCGCGATCCTGACGCCCTCCAGCCCCATCCATGTATTCCAGGACGGCCCTTTAACGTGCCAAATTGCCTTCGCCGGAAACACTTTCGTTGATCCGTTCGCCGCCCGAACCTCGTACGTCAGCGTGAGGTCGTCCGCGCGCTTGACCGTGACGGCCCCGGGCGTGAACGGAATGAGTTCCATGATGCCGGAACGGTTAGATCGGTTGATGAATGAGTAGTGATTGCCGCATAAAATGAAGTGCATCGCGACGGTTTGACGGTATTCGAAGCTTGTTTGCCAATCGTTCGGGCGCGCAGAAAGTATTTTATACAGCGAATGATCGATTGCGGGCAGCTTCGTGCGCCCATCCTTGTTTTGCCGCATTAATTTGAGCGGTACCTGCGCGATGCCGTTCGAGCGCACACGAGCGCACGCGATCACGGCAGATACCTCAATCGCGGAGTCAACCGTTACGGATTTCCCCGTCTTTGTGATCCGGCCGGAGTAACCCGCAATCTCCCGCAGGATGTCGTAGCTCGCGGACTTCCGCGCAAAAGCTTCGGCAAACATCAGGCGCGCGCCGCCACAATACCGCCGGCAATCGCCAGCACACCGCCTGAGATGAACCCGGCAGCAGGATGCAGCAGCCATGCGCCATACGACAGCGCAGCGGACCCCGCGATCAGGAGGGCATCAGGCAGCAGTAACTTGAGCATCTTCATGCGGGATTTTCTCCGGACGTAAAAAAACCGGCACGCGGCCGGCTTGAATGAGTGATTACCTGATTTACGGCTTGATCTTGTTCAGCAGCAGAAACAGCTTGATTGCGGACACTATGGCAATCTGTCATAGGCTGTCAAACAGCGATTCTGTTCCCTCCCGCAGCGGGCGGATGGTCCCAGAAACTACGGCCTTCGGATGCCGGATTCAGCGCCATCAGCGAAACTGCATTCAGCATCGCCATCAACGGGTCTATTTTCGCCGTCCCAGAGGACGCCTTCGTAATCGAGACCGCGTTCCCGTGCGGCTCAACCTTTGCATTACCAACGCACCACGCCATCATCGGTCGACCGCCATGAACCAACCCGCCCTCGGCAAGCTTCCGCTCCGCAGTCTTGATGGCGCCGTTCATTTTCCAGCCTTGGCTGATGCCGATAATCTTTTCCTTCGGCACGCCAGCGGCCTCTAATTTGTCCAGAATTGTCCCAATACCGTGCGGATCCACCCCGACTTTATCGAGCAGCCCGGATTCCTCGCACCGCACAATGATATCAACAACATCCGATACATCGTCGCCGATCATGGTAACCAGCGTCAAATCGCCATCCTGCGCAAAATCCTTGAACCGCGGAGCCTCGGACTTCCGGCGGGCAAGCACGGACGGATGCGCCCAGGCATGCGCCCACAGCAACCACTCCCGCGTCTCTGAGTCCCGGCCTAGTACGGCAAGCCCGAGCAGGTCGTCCAGCCCGCCGCCATCAATGCCCACATCCACCACATCACATCGCTCGAGGATGTATTCCAGCGTTACGCCTGGTCGCCCCTGCGCCTCCCAGAACTCGGCCCCGGCCCAGCGGTCGCTGCGCAGATTCAGGCCGATCTCTACATTCAGATGTTTCGCAGCGAACCCGCAAAACGATTCCTCGCCGGCCTCCTCAGCCTTCTTAAACTCGCGCTCCAGGAATTCACGATCTACCGACGCGCCTAGATTTGGATTCGTAATAAACCAATATTTCTTTTCCCTGTATTGCTGCGCCTTCAGCATCGCTTCCGGGTATTCGTACAGGCAGGACAAAAACCGATTGTCGTCAATCCGGCCGTCCCGAACCCCGCGGGCATAGTCCAGCTTCTGCTTGAACACTCCGGCCGGCGCTTCATCGCTCTGCGTCGTCAGGTAGATCACGAAACCCTCGGGCCTGGATGCCAACCCGCCGCACGCCTCGCGGAGCATCCCCTCAGCATTAGGGCGCTTGCCGAACAGCCACAACTCATCGACCAGAATGCCGGTCGCCTTTTTTCCGCCGACCGTCTCATTCTCTGCTGCGACTACCTTAAGCGTCGCCCCGGTGTTCCGGTTTGTTATAGTGCGAATATGCTCCTGTATTTGGAATAGATCGCTTAACTGCTGGTCAGCGCGAATCATGTCGCGCGCCGGGCAAAATGAATTACTCGCCACCTCTACCGTCGGACTCAGGATCAAGAACTCCGCCGACTCGCGCCAGTTCCTAACCAGCGCGCTTANCATTAAGCCCGCCGCCGTCATCGATTTACCGTTTTTCTTCGCAACCGAAAGCATGTATTCAGATATCAGACGGCGACCCGAAACCGCGTCGTAACTTCCGAACACATGGGATGCAAAATCAAGAACCCAAGGCCGGCAAACTTCGCCGAACGTCGGCCCGCCCTGCATGTCGATGATTCGCAGTTTCTTGAATACCCGCATCGCGTCATCAGCTTCTTTCGGGAACAACGGATCGAATGGGATCAATGATTCCCCCGCTACAATCCTGCGCTCCCAGTCTTTACAAGCCGTGCTGTATTCCATTATCTATTGTTGACGACTAGCTTAGGCGCAGCGCCTGGAGCGAATACATCCTTCCCGGCCTTCCGCGCGCGCTCGGCCTGCACTTCTTTCTTTCCCAAGCTGTCGCCATCCTCTTTCCACCCGGCACGGCACTTTAACCAGAATATCGCTGCAACCACGTTCGGCTTGACTGCCATCTTGCCGTCAGGATCACGGATTCCCATCGCCTGTTGATACAGCGATTGCGACACTTGCGCCAATGCGGTTGCCGTGCCGCTCGCCAGTTCATTCTTGAAATACTTGCGCACCGTCGGCGCACTCACGCCCATCACCAGCGCAATTTCTAGCGGGTCAAGCCCCATGCCTGCCATCGTCTTGACCTTGCTGCGGTCAGCATCGACCACGACATAGGACGGGCGACCAGCGCCGGGCATTGGGGGACGTTTCATTTCGCTGCTTCCGCGAATATCCAGGCTTTCAGGCTCGCCGCCAACTGCTCGATCTGCGCCGGCGAATGTGTCCGCGCATTCCTTGCCGCCGGGATCAGCTCAGCCAGCGGCACACGGATCACCGTATCAGCCGGCCATTGTTGCGGCGCGTCAGATAATTTCAC